TGAAGTCACCCGAGCCGTCGATGAGCACGGCAGGCCCGACCGAGTGGTCTGCCGTACTGGCCCCCGAGGGGAAGATGACGTCGGACGGGCGCGCGTTCGCCCCTGGTTCGATCACGTGGCCGCGGCTCGATGACGGCCCGCTCGCTTTGATGGCGATGACCGTCACGTCAGAGGGCGGCCACGTCGGTGCCGAACTGTGCGGGCAGATCCAGAAGATATGGCGGGATGAGGCTGCTGGTCTGATCCGCGCGTCCGGGGTTTTCGACACCGGGGAGTACGGCACCGAGATCGCCCGGCTCGTCGACGACCGCACGTTGCGCGGTGTGTCGGTCGATCTGGCGGTTCAGAAGTGGGACCGCTCACCGTCGACGGACTGGTTCAACGAGGACGGCGAGTGGGCGCCGAAGCCTGACGCCGACCGTGACCAGGTGTCGCCGCTCGACCTGCTGTACGGCGAGAACCTCATCTCGGTCGTGCTGGCCGCCGAGATCGGCATGACGACCGTCTGCCCGTTCCCGGCGTTCGGTGAGGCACAGATCGCGGTCGGGCAGTCACTCGTCGCATCCGCGCAGTCCGAGATGTGCTGGACGGTCACGGCTGACGCGGGATGGTTCGCGAAGCCCACAGGAGCCGCTGAGACGCCCGCCGCCGTGCTGGGCGAGGACTGTGGCTGCGACGACGCCGAACCGTCGTTGACGGCCTCCGCTGCCGGTCTTGTCGCTGAGGCGCCCCCGGCGTCCTGGTTCGACGACCCGCAGTTGGAAGGGCCGACCCCGCTGACGGTCGACGAGAACGGCCGGGTGTCCGGCCATGCAGCCGTCTGGGAGATCAACGGCTCCCCCGCCTGCCACATCGGGCTGCCCGGCAGGTGCGTGTCGCCGCCGCACTCGAACACCGACTACGCGTATTTCCATCTGGGCGAGGTTCTCTGCGAGGACGGCGAACGGGTGCCGTGCGGACAGATCACCCTCGACACCGGCCACGCCGACCGCGACATGCGCTCCGCGGACGCGACCCGTCATTACGACCACACCGGCACCGTCGCCGCCCACGTCGTCTGTGGCGAGGACGAGCACGGCATCTGGGTCGCCGGGGCGTTGCAGCCGGACGCGCCCGCCGAGAAGGTCGCGCTGCTCCGCGGTGCGAAGCTGTCGGGTGACTGGCGCCAGATCGACGGGAACCTCGAACTTGTCGCGCTGCTGGCTGTGAACGTGCCGGGCTTCCCCGTCCCGTACAGCCGCCACCTCGTCGCATCCGGGGATGACGGCGAGATGCACGTCGTCGCTCTGCTCGCGGCAGGCATCCCGGTGTTCGACGAGGAACTGTCGGCCGTCGAGTTGGAGCGGTTCAAGGCGTTGGCCGCTCATGCTGAGTTCGCCGAGCTTGCCCGCCAGGTCTAACGGTGGGTAGCACCGTCAGCATCGGCCGTCCGGCGCTCGTTCGTCACCCGTCCGTGAGGGCACGCCGCCGCGCCGTCCACGAGGCGCTTCTAGCCGCCGGGACAGCCGAGCCGGAGGTCGTCTCGAACTACGAGTTGACGCAGGGCAGCCTCGCGGAGCGGAGATTCCTGAGCCTCGCGATTGCCGCGAACCACAACGAGATCGTCTCTGACCGGTGGCCGTGCGAGTCGGCCGGTCTCGGAGACATCCCAGGCACGTTGTTCCGGGACGGGGAGAGCGCCGTCGTCTGCTCCCCCGATGGCGTGCTGTCGCTCGTGTCGCTCTCCTGGGGGTGGCTACGCGTCCAGGTTGCGTCAGACGACCGCGCGGCGGCCTCGGCGATGTGCGGGGCGTTCAGGGCGCAGTTCCCGGCGTCCTACCTGAACTCGACGGAGGGGAAGGTGCCGATCACGTTCTGGACGCTCGGGAAGTTCGGCCCCGAGTCACGCCTCCGGAAGATCGAGTCGGCGCAGTGGGACGGCATCGAGCACAACTACACCGCCGCCGTCCGCACCGAACTTGCCGACCTGATGTCGTGGGACGAGCCGAAGCGGGACGGCCAACTGATCCTCTGGCAGGGCGAACCGGGAACCGGCAAGTCATGGGCGCTCCGTGCGCTCGCGTCGGAATGGTCGAAGTGGGCTGAGTTCCACTACATCACCGACCCGGACGCGTTCTTCGTCAAGGACCCGTCCTACATGATCGGTGTGCTCCTCTCCGACAGTTACGACGTGATCGACGAGCCGACCGGTGACGTCTACAGCGAAGGCGACCCGCAGGGCAAGTGGCGGGTGCTGATCCTGGAAGACACCGGGGAACTGCTCGCGGCGAACGCGAAGGAGTCGTACGGTCAGGGGCTGTCGCGGCTGCTCAACGTCGTCGACGGGATGATCGGTCAGGGGCTGCGGGTGCTGGCGCTCGTGACGACGAACGACGAACTCGGGACGTTGCACCCGGCGGTCAGCCGTCCGGGCCGCTGCGCGTCACAGTTGGAGTTTGGGCCGCTCTCCGCCGACGAGGCGTCCGCGTTCCTTGGCGAGACCGTCGAGACGGGCGGCACGCTTGCGGAGTTGTACGCGCGGAAGGCCGAAGGCGAAGCGGCGCTACCCGAGCAGGTCGTCTCCATGTCTGCCGCGGCTGCGCAGGACGTAGGCGTTCAGATCGCCAAGGTCGCCGCGAAGCATCAGGATGAGGCCAGCGGCTACGGCGAGACGGCGTGGAATCCAGACACGAAGACGGTGCTGTACGTCTGCGGTGACTGGACCGACCCTGACCCGATCAAGGACGACATGCTCGCGATCGACGGGGTCGACAACTTCGAGCATGAGGCCGAGGCGCTCCCGGACGGATGGTGGGACGCGCAGGTCGTTTACCCGGAGAACCCGGCCAAGTGGGTGACCGAGCGCGCCGGTAACGCGGGCGTGACCGACGAACTGTTCGCCGAGGTGCTCGCGCTCGCGGCCGAGCCGATCGTGCTGGAAGACCTGACGCCGCCAGAACCCGTCCAGGAGACCGTACCGTCCGCTGAGAGCCTCATCGCCTCGCTGGGTGATCTACCGGGTGTCGGCGCCGGAACGATGGACACAGACGCTCTCAGAGCGGCGCTCGCAACGTTGGAGGCCGCGCACCTGTCGACCACGCAGGGCGTCATGGCGCTCGTCGCGTCGGCGGTGCAGGAGCGCGGCTCCGCGCAGGGCGACATCCTCGCCTCGGCTGCCATCGAGGCGCTCCGCCAGTTCGCGCTCAGACCCGAAACGGCCGCCGCCCCGATCACCGTTAACGTGCCGGAGCAGAATGTGCGGGTGGAACCCGCGCAGATCACCGTCCATGTGCCGGAACAGACCGCCCCCCAGGTCGACGTGCATGTCGCCGCCGCGGAGGCGCCGGTCGTGAACTTCACCGTGCCGGAGCAGGCCGCACCGTCGGTCGTCGTGAACGTCCCCGAGACGGTCGTGAACGTGCCGCCCGCCCAGGTTGAGGTTCACACTCACACGGCGGAAGTGAAGCCGCGGCAGGTACGAATCCAGTTCGACCCCGTCACGGGCGAGAAGGTCTACGTCCAGGAGGACATCGATGACTGAAACTGAGTTCGGCCCGATCGTCTACATGGACGGTTGGCACTACACCGTCAAGACGGACGAGGCCGACAAGACGCGGCGTACCGCTATCGCGCAGGCACAGCTTGACTTCGCGACCGCGAACGGCGACAAGGACGCGATTGCCGAGGCCGAGGCCGAACTCGCCGCCGTGGTCGCCCACCCGCATGAGGTTCCCGACCAACGGCTCGTTCTCGAAGACGACGACGAGGGCAACTCGCGCTACCGGCTCGCCACGGACGCGGACACCCGGTCGTGGCATGAGCGGAAGCATCGCCGCTTCGCGAACATCGTGCTGGAGGACGGCGTGCAGCCGGGTCTGCAGGTTGACCAGAACGAGTACGAGGCGATCCAGGAAATGCTGAAGAAGCGGAGGGGTGAGTAGACGTGGAGATCGCACTCGACCAGATCCAGTGGCACAACCGGCGCGGCAACCGCGTCAACCTGACGTTCTGCCCTGACGGCGCGATCATCGAGACGCCGTGGCTGCCGTCTCTGCGCCCCGGCGCCGTCATCACGCGGGGCTTCCGCCGCAGCCTGAAAGACCTCGTCGTCTGGGCGTCCGGCAAGTCCCAGTATTACGCCAGCAAGCTGCTGAACGCGTACTGGAACGCCGCCGCGTTTTCGTTCCCCGCTTCGAGCTTCCACGCGCTCTGGACGTCGACGATCACGGCGGCCTCGACGGGCGCGACCTCGGGTGAGGCGTCGTACACCGGCTACACACGGGTGACGGTCACCGCGAACACGACGAACTTCCCGACGTCGACGGCCGGGGCGGCGATCACGAACGCGACCGCGATCACGTTCCCGACGAATGCAGGGACGCTCCAGACGGCAACGTTCTATGTCGTCCTGGACTCGGTCACCATCGGTGCCGGGAACATCATCTACTGGGGGTCGATCACGTCGACGGCGATCAACCCGCTCGACACGCCTGTCGTGCAGCCCTCCGGCCTGACCAGCAGCGAGGCATGATGAATCCCGGACTTATCCTCGATCCTCGTACCGGCAAGCCGGTCGAGGCCAACCGTTACCGCGACTACTTGAACGACGCCTATGCGGAAGGGCGGTTGCCCGTATCGGTGCTTGAGCAGCTCGACCGGGCGCGAGCGCATCCGCGTGGTTCCGGCCCGAACGCGACGAAGCAGGGATTCTTCGAGATCCTCGCGTCCGACATCGCTGACGGCACGCAGATCCTGAACTCGACGGCCGAAGCGATCATCACGCCGGACTACACGTTCGCCGCGAACGACCCGCACATCTACTCGGGCGCGTACTTCAAGATCGAGTGCGAGTTCGATGTGTCGAACGTCGTGACCACGCCGGGCACCCTGACGTTCCGTATCCGCTGGGGTGGAGTCGCCGGGACCCTGCTCGCCGCCACCGCCGCCATCGCTCTCTCCGCGACGGCTCGGTCGAACTACACCGGCTCGCTGCAGGCGACGTTGTGCTGGCGCTCCATCGGCGCGGCAGGTTCGGCGTACTGCATGGGCAAGGTGTTCCTGAACGACGTGCCGGTCGCGGCCGATTCTGCGCCGCAGTCGATCTACACGATGACCGCCGGAGGCGCGAACGTTCCGGCTGTTGTCTCGTCGCTCTCAACGGTCGCTGCTTCGGCGCTGTCGGTAACGGCGCAGTTCTCCGTCGGCACGGCGACGACGCAGCTTACGAACCACCTGCGAACGCTCGCTTCGATCAACTAAGGAGACCCTGTGCCGGGGCCGAACCAGCCCGCGCTCGCACCGGGGTTCATCCTTCCGCCTACCCCGTTCCGCCCCACCGACGTTCTCGGTGCGGCGGCCGGGGCGCGGGCGCAGCAGACCAGCGCCGCGACGCCGCTCGGGGACAACTGGTTCGTCCGGGCGGGAGGATCGAACAACAACGGCGGGTCGGACAAGTCGCTGACGGCGTTGCGGTCAGGCACGGACGGCGTAGCGAACAACACCACGACGTTCACGTCGGCGACTGCCGCATTCACCTCCGCCGACGTCGGTCGCGGCATCTGCATCTCGACAGGCGCCACCGCTCGCCGCCACCAGATCGTGTCCGTCACGAACGGAACGACGGTGATCCTCGACCGTGCCTGCACTCTGTCCGCGTCCGGGCAGACGTGGGCTATCGGCGGCGCCTGGGCTGACCCTCGGGCGGCATGGGCCGACAGCGCGATCACGGGCGACACCAACAGCCCGGTAGGGGCCGGGGACACCGTCTGGGTCGGCGCCGGGGTGTACCGGTTCTCGTCGACGATGGGGGCAAACTGGCGGCCCGTCGGCGGCCTGGTGCAGATATTCGGCGACGTGACGGGGGCCATGACCGGCGACGTCGGGATGGTGCAGTGGACTGCCTACACGGCCGGTGATCGTACCGCTCCGTCTCTGAACCAGTTGATCGACCTGAACGGCAAACCGAACCTTTCGTTCGCGAACCTGTACTGCGTCGGCGGTGAGGCTTCGTCGAACGTCAACATCCTCGCGAACACCGCCGGTAGCGTCAACGTGACGTGGCGCGACTGCGCGTTCCAGCAAGGGTCGTCGGCGGGCCGCCGGTTCTTCTCTATCGGTGCCGCATACGGCTCGAACATGAACTGGCTTTTCGACCGGTGCCTCTTCATCGGCGGCGGCGTCGACGTCATCTCCGCGACCGCTGGCGGGCACATCCAGATCACCGCGACGCTCGGCGCCGGTCCCGACTACGACTTCAACATCACCATGACGAACTGCTCGCACCTCCTCGGCCCCACCGTCGCCATCTCCGTCATCTCGGGCGGCTCCGGCACCGGTAAGGGCGGCGGCCTCCGGATCTACAACGCCTCCGTGCTCGGCCCGGCGCTCCTGAACGTCACCGGCTCGTCGACGACGGTCCCGTGTCTCGTCAAGAACTGTTTCTCGTACGGCGGCAATCAGGCTTTCCTGACGGCGGCCGTTGCCGGGCAGATCCTTGAGGACTACAACATGAACACGAACCGGGTAGCGAACACGCTCGTGACGGCCGGGCCTCACTCTCAGAACCTCGCGGACGCGTCATGGGCGCCCCTGTTCTACTTCGGGCAGGAGCGGGTTTGGGGCGCGGAGTCTCGGGTGTTCGGCGAGCCGATCGCGGGCGGTCCACTGGCTCCCTATGTGTTCGGTGCGGACGGCTCGCAGACCCCGCTCGACGGCCGAGCCGGGCCGCGCCCGTCCCTCTCGACCCGGATCGACTCGGGCGCGTTCCAGGCGGGCAACAACTTCGGCAAGGAAACCGGGACAGTTCACACTGGCGCGAACGCCATCTCCGTGGTCGGCGACGGATTCCAGGATTTCGATCTTGCTGTAGACGCGGGCGTTCTCACGATCAGTGTCTACTGCCAGTTCGACTCGAACTATGCAGGCCCGTTGCCGCAACTTCAGATTGTGAAGGGCGGCCAGGTCGGTGTCGGAGACGTCCAGGTCAGTTTCGACTCGTTGGCCCGTAACGCCTGGGAGCAGCAGTCGATCACGATTGACCCGACCCAGGCTGGGATCGTGACGGTACGCCTGATTGCCGGTGACACCTCGGGGATCGGCAAGACGATCTTCGACACGTTCTCGGTGGCCTGATGGCCTCGGCGGCTAACCCAAACGAACTCGACTACTTCCGCGCGGGGGAGCCGTTCGGCGCCTTCGCGGGTAAGAGCAGCGAGTTCGAGTTCGACTACTTCCGCGCTGGTGAGCCGATGCGCCAGCAGGTTCCGGCTGAAACAGCCATCGACTCCCTCGTCGTTGCCCTGGCCGGTACCTCAAGTCTCAGCACGACGCTGACGGAATACAAGCAGATCACCGTCGCGTTGGCGGGCACCTCGTCACTGACGGCGGCGCTCGTAGAGGACGACGACCTGACGGTCACGCTGGCCGGGACGTCGGCGTTGACGGCCTCGCTGACGCAGCAGAAACGAATCACGGTTGCTCTGGCGGGCACGTCGAGTCTGTCGGCGTCTCTAGTCGAGGACAAGAACCTCACGGTGACACTGGCAGGAACGAGCAGCCTTGCGGCAAGCCTCACGGAGTTCAAACAGATCACGGTCGCCCTCGCGGGAACATCGGCCCTCAGCGCTTCGCTAGTCGAGGACAAGAATCTCACGGTGTCCCTCGCGGGCACCAGCAGCCTCACGGCGACCCTGACGGAGCAGAAGCGTCTGACGGTCTCGTTGACCGGTACGTCGTCTCTCAGCGCCTCCCTGACGTCGGATAAGAACCTGACGGTCACGCTGGCCGGGACAAGTTCGCTGACCGCGACCGTCACCGAGTTCAAAGCCATCACCGTCACCCTGGCTGGAACCTCGTCGCTGACGGCGGCCCTGACGGCGGACAAGCAGATCACCGTTGCACTCGCAGGCACGAGCACGCTCGCCGCGTCCCTGATGGAGTTCAAGCACATCACCCCGGCTCTCGCGGGCACATCGTCGCTGACCGAAACC